GATGCGCCTGTGGCTGAACGGAACCATCATCCACATGCTGCCGGACGAGCTGCGGGAGATGATCGTGCCGCGCCGCATCGTGCAGACCATGGACGGCGAACGACTGGAGAGCGAGGACAAGCTGTGGCTGCCGTCGTTCACAGAGATGTTCGGCAAGGAAGGAGCGGAGGACTGGGCACCGGCGGACACCGACGAGACGCAGTTGGAGCTGTTCAGCACGGAGTGCAGCCGCGTGAAAGAAAAGCCGGGGAACGGTACATGGTGGTACTGGCTCCGCTCTCCGCACGGCAGCAACTCCGCGTTTTTCTGCTCTGTCGACAGCTACGGCACCGCCTTCTACAACAACGCGAGCCGTGCGCGTGGCGTGGCCTTCGGCTTCTGCCTTTAATCTGAGATCGAAACAATCCGCGCGCCGCGCGCGGGAAGGAGCGAAACATGAAACCGAACTGCAGCAGCTGCGCACATGCCTTCCGGGAAGAATGGAGCCGCGACACAGACGCACTGCGCTGCGGATACAAGGCGCGGCCAGAGGAACGTGCGCCGACGCGGGCGGACGGCATCAAGATGACGGAACCGCAGAGCGCCTACGGGCGCGTGACACAGATTTTCCCACGAGGAAAGGAAGCATGCGCGGAAGAAAGTGCACCACCGGCGTGGTGCTACGGGCACTATTTATCCACATAGCCGAAACAGGACGCACGGCGCGTCCTGTCTGCCGGGGACAGCCTCCCGGCACTGACGATGGCAGGCTGAACACTTATATATAATTCGCGCGCACGCGCGAATTGAGGCTTGTAACCAATCTTAACTTAGCAACCAGAGAGGAGCTGCGGAGATGTACACAGGGAGAACCTTCAACCGGGAGAGCGTATATGTCTGCGGCGATTACATGGACGGAGACATATACCCCGTTTTCCAAGCACCGGGAAAGAGACGGTCACGGTGCAAGCCGACGAGTGAGATACAGCAGAAGCTGAACCAGAAAAACGCAGAGAAAAAACTGACCCGTCTGGTGCACAGCAACTTCACTGAGGATGACATCGCCCTGCATCTGACCTACCGTCCCGGCGAAGAGCCGAAGACGGAGGAGGAAGCGCAGCACATCCTGAGCAATTATATCCGCAGACTGAAGCGCCGGTATGCAAAGCTGGGGCTGGAACTGAAATACATCAGCTGCACGGAATACGGCAAGACCAACGGAAGAGTGCATCACCATGTCATTCTCAGCGGAGGATTAGACCGCGACACCATCGAGAAGGTGTGGGGGCTGGGATACGCAAACAGCAAGCGGCTGCAATTCAACGAATCCGGCGTGACCGGCCTTGCGCACTACATCGCCAAGGACAAGCACTTCTTCAAGCGCTGGAACCAGAGCCGGAACCTGACCATTCCGCAGTGCGCACAGTTTGACGGCCAGCTGAACATGGATGACATAGCGGACATTGAGGAGGCCATCGAGTGCGGAACGCAGTGGCAGTGGTTTGAAGACCGCTACCCGGACTTTCAGCTGGTGGAGGCCACCTGCTACAAGAACAATATCAACCGAGGGACATATATCCACTTCGAGATGCGCAGGCGTGAGTGGAACTGTTCTTCGGCGGCGCAGCCTGCGCGCATGAAAAAGCGTACTCCATCAGGGGTATCCTGATGCGGGACAATACATAACCGGGAGGAACTGAATATGGCAAAGACACTGAACGAGTGGGCACAGGACATCCATCAGAACGCGGTAGAGCATGGCTGGTGGGACGAGCCGCGCAGCTTCGGAGACATTGTGGCGCTGTGTCACAGCGAGCTGTCCGAGGCGCTGGAGGAATACCGCAACGGGAAGCCCATGATCTACGGCTGCTGCGGGCACTGCGACAAGGAAGCACAGTGCGAAGCAGAGGGCAAGCCGGAGCACAGCTGCAAGCCGGAAGGCATCGCCACGGAGATGGTGGACTGCCTCATCCGCATTCTGGACTGGTGCGGGAAGGAAGGCGTGGATGTGGAAGCAGTTCTGGAGCAGAAGCACGCGTACAACCGCACGCGCCCGTACCGCCATGGAGGGAAAGCGCTGTGAAAATCGGAGACAGAGTGCAGCAGGTGCCGGAGACCTTCGGAGAGACGGAAGAGATCAGAGACCGGCACCGGAGAAAGAAAGCACGCAAGCGCGCCTACAGCGGGACGGTGGTATACATCCATCCGCTGGGGCGATACCATGTGATCGCCTTTGAGACGGCGGGGGGCATCATCCGGGAGAGCTTCGCGGGCGTATGATAACACGGGAGGTGGAGCAGATGTTTCGATATAAGCGCGGCGTGAAGGCAGACTACAACCGTCAGGGGTATATCTACTTCACCTCCCGCAGATACCGCGAACTGGACGAGGAAGCGCAGCAGAAAATCCTGAACCTGTGTTTGGAACACGGCGGAGAGTATTATCAGGCGCTATTCGAGTTTGTGACCACGGATGCCAGCGCCACGGCTCTGGCTATGCGGCACCACATGGACAAGACCACGCTGTACAGGAAGGTGCGGAAGTATTACGAGAACTTTCCAACGCAGCTGTAAAAACACACGCAGAACGCACGCAGGAACACACCTGCGTGCGTTTTTCATTTTCGGCAAAGTTGCAACTCAGCGACACACTTTTTGTCGTACCATGATAGCGTGAGCTGGCGCACACCGCCAGCGGGTAAGAACACAGCAAGATAATTCGAGGGGTGGGCGGAAGCTGTGCAAGTCAGAAGACGAATACTGCGTTCCGCTTCCGCCGGAGGGCGAAAGCTGCACATTCGTTTTCGCCTTCTTCCTTTTCGTCTGACACCCGCTGCGCTGGGCTGTCAGACGATGAAGACGGGAGACGATTTTAATTTTTCCCCACGACAAGCGCGCACGATACGCGCACGCACGCGCGGGAACCTTATAGCGCCGGAGCAAGGAGGTGGCGCAGATGGCTGCAGGAAGGCCGAAAAAATACACGAAAAAGGGACTGCGGGAAGCAATCGAGCGTTATTTTCGCAGCATATCGCGGACGATTCCGGCCAGAGATGACACCGGCGGCATCATCCGCAACGATGACGGCGAGGAGATCAAGGTGGTGCAGTTCGTGGTGCCGCCGAGTGTGACGGGCATGTGCCTGTATTTGGGCATTGACCGGAGCACATGGCAGAACTACGCGGACGCTGCGCTGCATCCGGAGCTGGCGGGGATATGCCAAGGGGCGCGAACCCGCATCGAGGCGTATCTGGAGCAGGAGCTGCTGACACGGGAGAAGGGCGTGCAGGGCATCATCTTCAACCTGCAGAACAACTACGGCTGGAAGCAGAAGCAGGAGGTCGAGCTGGGAAAGGATACCCGCGAGAGCATGAAGCACGCTGCCACCTACCACGAGAAGCTGGCGCTGCTGCGGGCGGATGACGGGGAGAGCGAGTGCGATGAAGACGAAGTGGACGGCCTCTGAGCTGAAGGCCATGAGCCGCGAGGAGATCGACAAGCTCTATGAAATCGTAACGTGGTACGAGGGACTGCGGGAGACCAACAACGAAACCTTCCTGCCGCTGTTCGCTGACACACACCGGTATCTGGTACTGAAGGGCGGCGGCGGTTCGGGCAAGTCTATCTTCGCGGGGCGGAAGGTGCTGGAGCGGGCGGTGAATGAGCCGGGACACCGCTTCCTCGTGTGCCGCAAGGTAGCGAGGACACTGCGAGAGAGCTGCTTCAAGCAGCTTTTGGGACAGCTGGCGGAGTTCTACCCGGACAGCGGGTACAAGGCCAACAAATCAGACCTGACCATCTCTTTCCAAAACGGCAGCGAGATCATCTTCGCGGGACTGGATGACGTTGAGAAGCTGAAGTCCATCTACAACATCACGGGCATCTGGATTGAAGAGGCCAGCGAGCTGCTGGAGGGAGACTTCAACCAGCTGGACATCCGACTGCGCGGAAAGACGCGGGAGTACCAGCAGATCATCCTGAGCTTCAACCCGATCAGCATTCAGCACTGGCTGAAGAAACGATTTTTTGACCGGCGGGACAAACGAGCGCGGGTGCACGAGAGCACCTACAAGGACAATCGCTTTCTGGATGCGGCGGCCATCCGGACGCTGGAGAGCTTTCAGGAGACGGATGAGTATTACTATCAGGTCTACTGCCTCGGCATGTGGGGCGTGACCGGCAAGACGGTATTCAACGGGAAAGCCGTGGGCAAGCGCCTGCAGGAGCTGAAGGAGCCGGTGTGCACCGGTCTCTTCACATACGCGGATGACGGACTGACACTGACGGACATCCGATGGGAGGACGCGAGGGACGGCTGCATCAAGGTCTACAAGAAGCCGGAGAAGGGCGTGCCCTATGTCATCGGCGGAGACACTGCCGGAGAAGGCAGCGACAGTTTTGTGACGCAGGTGCTGGACAACAGAACCGGAGAGCAGGTGGCGGTGCTGCGGGGCAAGTTCGACGAGGATGTGTTCGCGCGGCAGGTCTACTGCTTGGGACGGCACTACAACACGGCACTCATCGGCATTGAGACCAACTTCTCCACCTACCCGGTGATGGAGCTGGAGCGGCTGGGGTATCCGAAGCAGTACATCCGGGAGAGCATCGACGACTATACGCACAAGGTCAAGCAGAGCTTTGGCTTTCTCACCAACACGAAGACGAGGCCGGTCATCATTGCGGAGCTTATCAAGGCGGTGCGGGATGACATCACCATCGTGAACGACGAGACAACGCTGCAGGAGATGCTGACCTTCGTGCGCAATCCGGAGACGCTGAAGCCGGAGGCGGAGCTGGGGGCGCACGATGACTGCGTGCTGAGCCTTGCCATCGCACACTACATCAGGCCGCAGCAGAGCTACATCGCACAGAAGAAAACGGTGGCGCGGCTGTGGACGGCATCCATGTGGGAGGACTATGAGAACGCATCACCGATGGAGCGGGAGATGCTGCGTAAACGCTGGGGCAATCCGCAGCGATAACAGGAGGACGCTATGAAGAAACAGGACAAGAACAAGCTGCGGCTTTGGCAGGACAGGCTGAAGACCAACGAAGCGGCATACGACGGCGAGACCGGGCGCATGGACGAGCGGGAGGCACTGTATGCCGGGACGAACGAGATGCGGCCTATCGTGCAGGGCGAGCGGAAGACGAAGGCCGTGCATGTGCGCAATATCTGCGCGGAGATCATCGAGGCGCAGACAGACAGCAACATTCCGCAGCCGAAGGTGACGGCCAGACGCAAGCAGGACGAGATGAAAGCAAAGCTCATCGAGGACATGCTACGCAACGAGCTTGACAGAATGCCGTTTGAACAGCTCAACGACATCATGGAGCGGACGGTGCCCATTCAGGGCGGTGCGGCGTTTCTGGTGGAGTGGGACAACACGCAGCGGACGCACTTCACCATCGGGGAGCTGGCGGTATCCACGCTTCACCCAAAGCAGATCATCCCGCAGGACGGCGTGTACACCGGCATCGAGGACATGGACTACATCATCCTCAAAATCCCGCAGACGAAGGAATACATCCGCAGGCGCTACGATGTGGACGTATCAGACGAGAGCGAGGAAGAACCGGACATCAAGGGCACCGGTGGGGACACCACGGCGAACGACCTTGTGACGCAGTACATCGCATACTACCGCAACGACAAGGGCGGCATCGGTCTTTACAGCTGGGTGAACGACACGCAGCTGGAAGACCTTGAAGACTATCAGGCGAGGCGGCTGCGCAGGTGCGTAAAGTGCGGCGCGGTGGAGCCGCTGCTGACGGAGCCGGAGATGGACGCGCCGGACATCCTGCTGCCGAACGGCATGAGCACGGCGGCGGAGGTGGACTTTGACGCGGCGGCGGATGCGCTTGCAAGAGAGACGAGGCCGCTGCCGCTGCGGGGCGGGCGGAAAAAATGCCCGTACTGCGGAAGCAGCAAGTGGGAAGAGACAGAGGAAGAATACGAAGAGATTCCGATGGCCGTCACCAGAAGCGACGGAAGCACCGTGGGCGGCATGGTACGCCGAGAGGTGGCATCCGACACAGAGACGGACGAGCTGGGACTGCCGGTGGTGGAGATCATCGAAGAGCCGACGAAGGTGCCGTTCTACAAGCCGGACATCTTCCCGGTCATCCTGCAGAAGAATGTGAGCGTGTACGGGCGCTTCCTCGGAGACAGCGATATTGACAAGATCGCTGACCAGCAGAACACCACCAACCGCATCGAGAGCAAGATCATCGACAAGCTGCTGAAATCCGGCAGCTACATCACGCTGCCGGACGAGGCAAGCATTCGCGTGGACGCGGAGGATATGAAGGTCATCCGACCGGGCAACGCGGCCACGAAGGCGCTGATCGACGTATACGACCTGCAGGGCAACGTGGAGCAGGACATGGTGTACCTCTCTCAGGTTTACGAAGAGGCGCGCCAGATCATCGGCATCACGGACAGCTTTCAGGGGCGGACAGACCGCACAGCCACCAGCGGAAAGGCGAAGGAGTTCGCGGCGGCGCAGAGCGCTGGCAGACTGGAGAGCAAGCGCGTGATGAAGGACGCAGCCTACGCGGCGCTGTTCGAGGCCATGTTCAAGTTCAAACTGGCCTACACGGACGAGCCGAGACCGGTGGTATCCAACGACATTCACGGCAATGCGCAGTATGAGACCTTCAACCGCTACGATTTTCTTGAACAGGACGCGGCGGGAGAGTGGTGCTGGAACGATCAGTTCCTCTTCAGCTGCGATACCTCTGCCCCGCTGGCATCGAACCGCGAAGCCATGTGGCAGGAAACGCGCATGAACCTGCAGACCGGAGCCTTCGGAGACCCGGCGCAGATTCAGACGCTGGTGCTGTTCTGGACGAAAATGGAGCTGCTGCACTATCCGGGAGCCGGAGAGACGCGGGCGTACCTCGAAGAGGAGCTGCGCAAGCAGCAGGCGCAGCAGCAGATGGCCATGCAGATGCAGATGGCGCAGCAGCAGATGCAGCAGGCGCAGCTGCAGCGTCAGCAGACCGGCGGGATGGATAGACAGACCGCGCAGGCCATTATCCAGAAGGCGCAGCAGGACGCTGCGCGAGATTCCGGGCAGACCATGGGGGCAGGAACCCCCGTCTGACATAGATACTTCCCTATCATTCGGGTATCGCCCGACCTCCTGAAGCGGGAAGCGGCGCGGGAATGGGGCACCCGCGCCGCCAACCGTGACAAACAGGAGCATCAACGCAGGAAAGGAGGACGCAGAGATGGCAGATAAGACCTACGCTGGCAGCATCAAGAACACCGGCGCGCAGGTGGTGAAGGCACCCTTCGGCGGCGACAGCCAGAAGGGCAAGAGCACCGTGAAGACCGGCAACGACCTGAGAAACAACGGCGGCAAGTAAGGCCGCAGCCAAAGCAAGCCCCACATTCGCAGGAAAAGCGTAAAAATCCGGAGAGGAGCACAACACATGGAGATCGACTACGGCGCACTGTTTGGCATTGACGAAGGCGGAAAAGAGCAGGAGATCGCCGACCCTGCCACGGACGAGACCACACAGGCGCAAGGCGCAGAAGAGCAGGAAGCCGCCGACCCTGCCGAAGAGGAAACGCAGGAAACAAGCGCCGACGATACGCAGGAGACTGCGGACGACGGCGAAGAGCATAGTGAGACGGGCAAGCAGACACCGGAGCAGAACGCAGCGTTTGCTGCAGCGAGACGCAAAGCGGAAGCGGAGCGGGATGCTGCCGTGGAAAAGGCGCGCACAGACGCACAGGAAGAAGCGAGGCGCACCATCGACGAGGCGTTCCGAAACAGCGGACTGGTGAACCCGTACACGAAGCAGCCCATCACATCGAAGGCGGAGTACGACGAGTACCGCCAGCGCTATGATGCGGAACGCAAAGCCCGCGTGCTGAAGAAGAGCGGGATGAGCGACGAGGAGTTTGATGCATTCGTGAACGACCTGCCGGAGGTGAAGCAGGCCAAGGAAGCTCAGGCGGCGGCGGAACGCGCGCAGCAGGAGGCCAACGAGGCGCAGGCACGGGTAAAGGTGGACGAGCAGCTGAAGGAGATCGGCAAGCTCAACCCAAACATCCGGGAGCTGCGCGACCTTGCGGCCATGGAGACCTATCCGAAGTTCTACGAGCTGGTGAAGAAGGGCAACACACTGGTGGATGCCTACCGACTGGCGAACTTTGAGGCTCTGACCAGCAGCGCGGCGGCGGCTACCAGACAGGCGGCTCTCAACAACCTGCAGGGGAAGCAGCACATGGGACAGACCAAGGAACGAGGCGCGGGAGCGATGAGCGTACCGGCGGAAGTGAAGGAGATGTACCGCGCGCTGAATCCGGGTGCCACGGATGCAGAGATTCAGGCACACTACAACCGCAGCCGCGTCGGAAGAAAGTGACTACACTCCGTTTCCGGCGCAGCCGAAAACTACATATCCGTCGCTTCCTTCCTCCTTTTCGGAGACCACCCGCTGACGCTGGGCTGGCCTCCGATAGAGGACGAGAGGACGGAGAACGAAACGAAAGGAGCAAAGCAGAATGGCTTTCAAGATTTATTCCACGGATGACAACCGCGTGCCGGGTATCGAATACCTGCCCGCCGGTGCCATCACCCCCAAGGTGGGCATGGCGCTGACGCAGACCGACGGCAAGCTGGCCGTGGCCAGCGGCACCACCGCGCCCACCTACATCTCCATGTGCGAGAAGGAGAACGCATGCAAGGCGGGCGACATCATCCCTGTTATCCGCATTGGCAAGGACATGATTCTGGAGACCACCGTGGCAGCTGCCGCCACCGGCATCAAGCTGGGCGACAAGGTGACGCTGCACACCGACGGCCTGCAGGTCACGGCCACCACCGCAAGCGGCGTGGCGGAGATCGTCTACATGGACGGCACCGCCAGCGGCAGCATGTGCCGCGTGCGCTTCTGAGAACGACGAAAGGAGTATCGTGAACAATGGCTAATATCACCTTTACCGAAGGCTCCGGCCTTCAGGACAGCATCTTCGGCAAGTCTCAGGAACCCATCAAGATGTTCCTCGAAAAGAGAGGCGAAGCGTTTGAACAGACCAGCATGCTGCCGGAGCTGTTCAACATGGGCAGCAGCAACCACTGGGGCGAGAAGTTCTCCACCATGACCGCCATGGACGGCTTCCAGCCGGTGGGCGAGAACGGCGACTACCCCGTGGACGGCATGCAGGAGGGCTTCGCAAAGTTCCTCGAACACATGACATGGAAGAACAGCTTCTCCCTGTCTCGTGAGATCGTGGAGGACGCGAAGCTGATGGACTTGAAGAAGCAGCCTGCTGGCTTCATCACCAGCTACTACCGAACCCGCGAGAAGTTCGGCGCTGCGCTCATCGGCGCTGCCATCCAGAAGAAGGCGGAGACCACCTTCTCCGGCAAGACCTTCGACACGAAGAGCGCCGACGGCAAGTGCCTGTTCGCCACTGACCATCCCAGCAAGCTGGGCAAGGCCAAGCAGTCCAACCAGTTCGCGGATGCCTTCAGCAACGATGCACTGATGGCCATGGAGGCGAAGATGCAGGACTTCCGTGGCGACAACGAAGAGGTGCTGGATGTGGCTCCCACCACCATCCTCATCCCCAACGACTACAAGCTCAAGCGCGACGTGTTCGCAGCCATCGGCGCGGACAAAGACCCTGCCACCGCCAACAACGGCTTCAACTACAACTTTGGCCGCTGGAACGTGGTGGTGTGGCCGTACCTGAACCAGTTCATCGCGTCCGGCACTTCCCCGTGGATTCTGCTGGACAAGAAGTACAACGACGAGTACGGCAGCGCCATGTGGCTTGACCGCGTGCAGCTGGAGGTACGCAGCGAGCTGGCTGGCAACGATGCCAACGTGTGGAAGGGCTATGCCCGCTTCATCGCCGGTTTCAATGACTGGCGCGGCTACGCTGTGGGCGGCATCACCGGCGGCACGCAGCTCATCGGCGGCTAAACAGAACACAGACCGGACGGGGCGGCGGCGCAGGCCGCTGCCCCGTTTTCCATTCCAAGGAAAGGAGGACGGAAATGGCGACACTGAAGAGCGTCATCGACTATGTAGACGAGATCAAGCCCAACGCCTTCTCAAACGAGGTGAAGACGCAGTGGCTCAACGAGTGCGAAGGACTGGTGCAGACCGAGGTGCTGCTGTGGGCGAGCGAAGAGATCGTGACCTACAGCTATGCGGCGGACAAGGACAAGGAACTGCTGGCGCAGCCGCCGCATGACAAAATCTACTGGGCGTACCTGACTGCCATGATCGACTTCGCCAACGGCGAGTACAACAAGTACCAGAACACCATGCAGATGTTCAACAGCTTCTTCGGGGAGTTCATGCGCTGGTTTGCCCTCAACTACCGTCCGGCAGATACCCACGAGGAGGTATATGTATGAGCGGATACGGAAACACGAAAATCGGAACAGAGTGGCGGGGATATTACATCACCGCATACGGCATCGCCGTGAAGCACGGCTTTCAGGGGACGGAGGAGGAATGGCTGAAGAGCCTGAAGGGCGAAGGCGGCGAGCCTATCGTCATCCGTTACGATGAAACCGCGCAGCAGCTGCAGTGGCGATATGAAAGCGAGACCGTGTGGCGGGAACTGATGAGCCTGAACCAGCTGCAGGGCGAGGTGGTCAACCAGACGCTGGCAGCAGCACAGAGCGCGAAGACGGCGGCGGAAGCGGCGCAGGCGGCGGCGGAGACGGCGGCACAGACTACCGGCGCGGACGCAGCCACGGCGAAGAGCGGCGCAGCTACAGCTACGGAACAGGCGACAGCGGCGGCAACGGCTGCACGGATGGCAACGGATGCGGCAAGTTCTGCGGAGAAGGCGGCAACGGCGGCAAGCCAGTCTGCCAGCTACGCGGAGAGCGATGCGACACTGGCAGCACAGAGCGCGGCGGACGCACGCGGCGCGAAGACTACGGCGGAAGCAGCGGCAACAACGGCGACGGCAGCCAAGGACGCAGCGCAGGCTGCAGAGAAGAACGCCAAGGCCAGCGAGACCGCAGCGAGCAACGCGCAGGCGGCAGCAGCCGGTTCGGCCAGCGAGGCAGAGACGGCAAGGAGCGCGGCGGCGGGTGCGCAGGCTGCGGCGGAAAATGCTCAGACGGCGGCGGGAACTGCGAAGACTGCGGCGGAAAGCGCAAAAACGGCAGCGCAGAGCGCACAGAGCAAGGCTGAGAGCGCGCAGGCGAAGGCGGCGACATCCGCAACGGACGCGCAGAAGAGCGCAACAGCGGCAGCACAGAGCGCTGCACAGGTGACAGCCAACAGCAAGGCAGCGGAGAGCTGGGCGGTGGGCGGCACCGGCACCCGCGAGGGCGAGGACAGCAACAACGCCAAATACTGGTGCGAGAGCGCACAGGCCATTGCAGGCGGCGGCGTGAGCAGCTTCAACGGGCGCGGCGGCATCGTGAAGCCGCAGAAGGGCGACTACACGGCGGAGATGGTGGGGGCGGATGCTTCCGGCGCGGCGGCGGCGGTGCAGAGCAAGCTCACTGCCCACGAGGGCGACGGAACCAAGCATGTCACAGCCGGTGAGCGCGCGAAGTGGGACGGCAAGCAGGACAAGCTGACCTTCGACACATCCCCGACGGCGGACAGCGCAAACCCTGTGACCAGCGGCGGCGTGAAGACGGAGCTGGACAAGAAGGCCAACGCCGCGAGCTTCGGCGCGCACACCGGCAACACGAGCAACCCACATCAGGTGACGGCGGAACAGACGGGCGCAGACCCGACGGGAACGGCGGCAAGCGCAGTATCGGCGCACAACAGCTCCGGAACGGCGCACAGCGACATCCGTACCGCCATCGCAGGAAAAGAAAAGGCAGGCGCGGCGGCGGAGGTGCAGACCAATCTGAACGGCCACACGGGGAATACCACCGTGCATATCACAGCCGGAGAGAGAGCGGGCTGGAACGGAAAGAGCGGGAAGGCGCTTTCCTTCACGGTGACACTGACGGCGGCGGGATGGAGCGGCAACGCGCAGACGGTCAGCAACAGCAACTTTGCCGCCAGCGGATACGCATACACGGTCTGCCCTGCCGGTGAGAGCTTCGCGGCCTATGCGGAGGCAGTGATCTACGCCGACAACGTGACAACGGCGGGAAAGATGACCTTCCATTGCAACGAAAAACCCACGGCAAACCTGACCGTGAACATTCTGAGAACGGAGGCAACGGCATGAGTTTGGTATTCAACATGGTGGGCGGCGGAGGCGGCGGCATCAAGCTGACCGGCATCGCCATCACGAAGGCACCAACGAAGACCACCTACACGCAGGGCGAGACCTTTGACCCGGCGGGTATGGTGGTGACAGCAACCTACAGCAACGGCGCGACGCTTGCCTGCACGGGCTACAGCTACGAGCCGAACACACCGCTGGCGGACGGCACAACGAAGGTGACTATCCGCTACACCGAGGGCGGCGTGACGAAGACGGCAGAGCAGGCCGTCACGGTCATCCACCGGCTGACGAAGATCGAGATCACGGCGCAGCCGACGAAGAAGGTCTACGAGTACGGCGACAGCTTCCAGAGCGCGGGCATGGTGGTGAAGGCCACCTACTCCGACGGAGCCACCGCCAATGTGACGGGCTTCAGCTGCAGCCCCGCGACGCTTAATACCGTGGGCACGCAGACGATCACGGTGAGCTACACGGAGCGGAACGTGACCAAGACGGCCACCACCAGCGTGACGGTGAACCGGAAGACGATCTCCACGGTGCCGAGCCAGAGCGGGAGCCTGACCTACAACGGCGGCAGCCAGTCCCCCACATGGAACAACTACGACACGGCACAGCTGACCATCGGCGGAACAACCACGGGCACCAACGCTGGGAGCTACACGGCGACCTTCACGCCGAAGAGCAACTACCGCTGGAGCGACGGAAGCACCACGGCGAAGAGCGTGAGCTGGAGTATCGCCAAGGCGGCGGGAAGCCTCAGCATCTCCCCTACCAGCATGACGCTGGACACCACGACGAAGAGCAAGACCATCACGGTGACGCGAGCGGGCGACGGTGCAATCAGCGCCAGCAGCAACAACACCGGGGCGGCCACGGTGAGCGTGAGCGGCAACACGGTAACGGTGACGGGCAAGGCCAACGGCAGCACGACCATTACGATCAGCGTGGCGGCGGGAACGAACCACACGGCACCGGCCAGCAAGACCTGCGCTGTGACGGTGAGCTTCCTGAAGAACAACTTTGCGGACAACGACTGGGCTGCCATCATCGCAGCGTGCCATAGCGGCAGCGTGCCGAGCACATGGGCGGTGGGCAACAGCAAGCCCATGACCATCGGCGGCAAGAGCTATCAGGTGGACATCATCGGCAAGAGCCACGATACCTACGCCAACGGCGGCAAGGCTCCGCTGACCTTCCAGCTGCATGACTGCTACGGCGAGACCAAGAACATGAACAGCTCCAACACCAACAACGGCGGCTGGACGAGCTGCGCCATGCGGCAGACGCACCTGCCTGCCATCCTGAGCCAGATGCCGACGGAGGTACAAAACGGCATCCGCGAGGTGAACAAGCTGACCTCTGCGGGCAACCAGAGCGCCACCATCAACACCACGGCGGACAAGCTGTTTCTGCTGAGCGAGATCGAGATTTTCGGCAGCGTCAGCTATTCCAAGAGCGGCGAGGGCACGCAGTACGACTACTACAAGGCGGGCAACAGCCGGGTGAAGAACTACAACGGCAGCGCGAACAACTGGTGGGAGCGCTCTCCGCGTGGCAGCAACTCCGCGTATTTCTGCTATGTCTACAGCAACGGCAACGCCAACTACACCGACGCGGGCCGTGCGTTTGGCGTGGCCTTCGGCTTCTGCTTTTAATCCAGCATCCGAGACAATCCCGCAGCCTGTGCGCTGCGGGATGGAAGGGAGAGAACCATGTCGGTCTACAAATCCAAACGAGGCGAGAGCAGCGTGCAGTTCATTGAAACGGCCAGACAGCTGGAGGCGCACACCTTCGCGTGCTGCATGAAGGCACCGAAGCGGTACGAGCGGTTTCTGACGGGACGCATCATGGAGCTGAGCAGCGAGGTGCATGACCGGGTACGGGCGGCGAACAACATCTGGCCGACGAACCGGCACGAGGCGCAGCTGCGCAGGGACGAGCTGATGCGAGCGAACAACGCGCTGCAGAACCTCAGCCCGAAGCTGCAGCTGCTGTATGACAGCATTTTGCAGAACCCGGAGGGCTATGGATGGATTCACAAGGCGATGCAGCGCTGGGGCGACCTCATCTGCGAGGAAGCGAAGCTCATCGCGGCGGTGAAGAAGAACGACCGGCAGCGGTACAAAGACCTTCCGGAATGAAGAACATGGGTCAAGCTCTGTATTTGTTGCACTTGCGGCAGCGCGAACAACTGGTGGGAGCGCTCTCCGAATGGCAGCAACTCCACGAATTTCTGCAATGTCAACAGCAACGGCAACGCCAACTACAACAACGCGAGCAATGCGAATGGCGTGGCCTTCGGATTCTGCAAGAGATGGGTCAGGACAGTAACCGGCAGCGGCGAAGCAGCACCCTTGCAGAAGGAGAGCTTGTTCCCGGCATAGCCAAAACAATCCTCTGATGCGGTCAGCCGGACGCTGCTTGCATGGCGGGCAAACGTGCGGATAGCCCGTTTCATGGCTGGTACTGCCACGCGGATAGAACACGCACCAAAGAACAATTCCGTACAGGGGATGCCCTAACGGGCGGGGAGAATTATGACGAGTGAAGAGAGACACGAGGCACGGTACGGGAGAAGAAAAGTGGAACGCCAGCGGCGAAGAGACGCACGCAGCGAGGCATGCGGGAGCTTTGAGCAGGTGTTCAGCTACGAGCACCTGTACCGTGCGGGACGGGAATGCTGCAAGGGCGTGGGCTGGAAATGCTCCACGCAGCGGTATCTCGGAAGTTTTGCCGCCAACATCGCCCGGACGCACCGGGAGCTGACGGACGGCACATGGAAGACCAAGGGCTTTTTCGCCTTCGACCTGATGGAACGAGGAAAGCTGCGGCATATCCGCAGCGTGCACATTGCAGAGCGCGTGGTGCAGCGATGCCTGTGTGACAACGCGCTGGTGCCGCTGTTCTCAGCAGCGTTCGTCTACGACAACGCGGCGAGCCTGAAGGGTAAGGGCATCGACTTTGCCATGGACAGGCTGACGTGTCACCTGCAGCGGCACTACCGCAAGCACGGGACGGACGGCTGGGCGCTGGTGTTCGACTTTTCGGACTACTTCAACTCTGCGCCGCACGCGCCGATCTACGCAGAGAGCGAACGGCGAATAAAGGACGAGCGCGTGCGGAGACTGGCGTGCGGACTGATGGAGGACTTTGGCGAGCGGGGCTTCGGCCTCGGCAGTCAGGTGAGCCAGATCGACGCGCTGATGCTGCCGAACCGGCTTGACCACTTCATCAAGGAGCGGCTGCGCATCGAGGGCTACGGCAGGTATATGGATGACGGGTATCTCATCCACGAGAGCCGGGACTACCTGAAGGAATGCCTGAAACAAATCCGGGCGGTATGCGCAGACCTCGGCATCCGGATGAACGAGAAGAAGACGCGCATCGTGAAGCTGCAGGAGCTGCACTTCCTGAAGACGCGATTCTATCTGACGGAGACGGGAAAGGTGCGGCGGAAGATGTGCCGCAAGAGCGCGCGGCGGATGCGGCGGAAGCTGAAGACCTTCCGGCGATGGATGGCGGAAGGCGGAATGACAGAGGAAGACATCCGCACGGCATACGAGAGCTGGCGCGGCCACATGCGGCGGGGCAACAGCTACCGGGTGCTGCGGCGGATGGACAGGTTCTACAAACGACTGATGAAAAAAGGGGCGTGAAAACATGTACGAGATCAGAAAGGACGGCGGCGTGATCGCGCTGACAGAGAAGCCGAACTACATCCGCAGGCACGCGGACGGCTTCTACATCCTCTGCGAAGAGGAGGACGCACAGGGCGTGGCCGTGGACGGCACGGTATACCGTCTAATGGGGCACACGGGGCTTGATGAACTGGAGGAAGTGCAGCTCATTGAGAAGGACACCGGCACGTTTTTGCAGAGCAGCAGCGAGGCGGTGGGCATCGCCTTTGTCACCATGACAGAGAGGGGAGACATCGACGGCGTGACGGCGGGAGAGCACGCGGAGCTGTTCAGCCCGTGGGCGTACCCGGTGGCCTACACCGCAGGACAGATCAGGGAACGCAGCGGAAAGCTCTACAAATGCCTGCAGGCGCACACCTCGCAGGGGGACTGGAAACCGGAGGACAGCCCGTCGCTGTGGGTGGGCATCTCCGACCCGGCGGAGGAATGGCCGGAGTGGAGTCAGCCGGTGGGCAGCACAGATGCCTACGCCAAGGGCGCAAAGGTGAGCCACAACGGCAAACACTGGACGAGCGATGTGGACGCGAACGTGTGGGAGCCGGGTGCGTATGGATGGACGGAGGCGACGGCATGACGGAGACGGTCATTGTGGCTGTGCTGAGCCTGATCGGCACCATGGCGGGGGCGTACTTCGCAAACAAGAAAAGCGCGGCGCTCATCGCCTACCGGCTGGAGGAGCTGGAGCAGAAAGTAGCGAAGCACAACGGTTTGGTGGAGCGCACCTACCATCTGGAAGAGGCGGCGGCGGTCTTCGAGGAAAAGCTGAAGGTGGCAAACCACCGCATCGACGATCTGGAGAGAGGGGCATGAAGGGCAGGCATCAGAGAAGACGGCCAAGTAAGACAACGACCACCAAGCGCATTGTGTGGGCGTGCCTTATCAACGGCATCGGCTGGGTGTGGTGCAGCTACGCCCTCGCCTTCCTCGGCAGGACGGAGATTGCGGAAAGCCTGAGCCGGACGGCGGTGACGGAGATCATCGGCGTGGTGCTGCTGTACTGCGTGAAGAGCCTGTTTGAAAAGCGGGAGAGCTTCGGCGGCATCGGCAGGAAGGAAGAACAGGTAACGGACTTATGAAAGGAGCAAGACTATGACAGACATTACCATCATCATTGAGGCGGCGTTCGCTCTCATCGCGGCGGTCATCACCGCTATTGTCATTCCGTACATCAAGAGCAAGACCACGGCGCAGCAGCAGGCGGAGATCAACGCATGGGTGAAGATCGCTGTGAGCGCTGCGGAGCAAATCTACAACGGCAGCGGGCGCGGCGAGGAGAAGAAAGCCTATGTGCTGAACTGGCTGGCGGAGCACGGCATCACGCTGGACGAGGCGCGTATTGATGCACTGATCGAAGCGGCGGTATATGAGCTGAAGCACGGTATGCTGACGGAGGAGAGCCATGGGAAACAGTAAGCTGGTGTGCTACACCAAGCTCAGCCCGTACACCTACGGCAAGCGAAACCACGCCATCGACACCATCAGCATCCACTGCATGGCGGGGAACCTGAGCGTGGAGAGCTGCGGGCAGATGTTCCAGACGAGCAAATCCAGCAGCAACTACGGCATCGGCAGCGACGGGCGCATCGGTATGTACGTTGAGGAAGGATACGCGAGCTGGTGCACATCCAACAGGAGCAACGACAACCGGGCTGTGACCATCGAGGTGGCCAACTGCGCGAAGGGCGAGCCGTGGCCGATCACGGAAAAGGCATACAAGAGCCTCATCGAGCTGCTGGTAGACATCTGCAAGCGGAACCACATCCCTGAGCTGCGGTGGAAGGGAGATCAAAACCTCGTAGGTCAGGTAGACCGGCAGAACATGACCGTGCACAGATGGTTTGCAAACAAGAGCTGCCCCGGTAACTGGCTGTATGAGCATCACGGGCAGATCGCAAAGGAAGTAAACGAAAGACTGGAGGAAGAAAACATGGTGAGATACGAACGGCTGCGGGACATCAAGAACAAGGAGTTCCACGACATCATCGAAAAGCTGATGGACGCAAACATCCTCGGCGGCGACGGCAGCGACCCGACGGGCAACGAGGACATCATCGACCTGAGCCACGACATGGTGCGCAACCTTGTGCTGGAGTATCGCGGCGGCGCGTTTGACCGCAAGCTGAAGGCCGTGGGCATGGAGCCTGCGGTGAAGGACTGAGAGACAGGCGGAGGCCGGTGCATGCCGCCGGTCTCCGCCTTCCGAGCGAAAGGAGGCACGAGGATGCCAAGTAACCTATTGACCGCAGACAGCACCTTCCCGACGCTGACAAAGGAACAGAGCGCGGACGAGAAGTTTGAGAAGATCACGAGCTATCTCTATATGCTGCTGGAGCAGCTGCGTTACAGCATGGGAAACCTCGACAAGGAGAACTTCAACGACGCGGGGCTGGAGGAGATCGCAAACATCATCACAGAGCCGGTGTATGTGCAGCTGAAGGATGACGAGGCGAATATCGCAGCGCTGACGGTGACGGCGGCGGGACTGGGCGCGCGGCTGAACGACGCGGAGGGAAACATCACGCAGCTGACGGCTACATCCAAAAGTCTGACCAGCCGTATCAGCAGCGCAGAAGGCAGCATCTCGACACTGCAGCAGACGGCCACGAGCCTGACAAGCCGTATCTCGGATGCAGAGGGGAATATCTCTTCCCTGACGCAGACGGTGAACGGCATGACGCTGAGCGTGACCAACGGTTCGGCCAGCTCCACCATACGGCTTTTGGCCAACGGCGTGCAGCTGAGCAGCCAGTCTATCAGCTTCTCCGGCATGGTGACATTCTCAGACCTGTCTACCAGCGGCGAGACGACCATCAACGGAGACAACATCACAACGGGCACCATTGAGGCCATTGACATCTACGGCTGCACCATTGAGGGCAGCACCTTCCAGAGCGTGCTGCAGGCAAATGGCACTGTGGGCGGCGAGATTCAGTTCTGCTACCTGAACACCAGATATGTGGCGGGCGGCATCCGACTGGACGATCAGGGCGCGGGAACGGAATACGAGCGAGCTTACCGCATGTTCATCTACACGAACTATGTGCGGGGCGTGGGCTTTGCCATGAAGCTGCAGAGCGCCAGCGGCATCAGCGTGGAGGCGGACGAGAATGTATACCTGTACGCAGGGACGAGAATGACCATCAGAGGCGACACGGGCATCTACCTGAACGGAGATGTCTACGTCAACGGGACGCTGCTTCAAGTGAGCGGCAGCTAAGGAGGGAAACCATGTATTTGATCGAGTGCGCAAACGCCTATCTGGCTGCGGTGCAGCTGGAGCAGAAGGAGATGGACTACCAGACGGCATTTGCCGTGATGATGGTGAAGAAGCAGCTGCAGAGCCATGTGGAGTTTCTGCAGAGCGAAGAAATGAAGCTGGCAGAGAAGTACGGGGAGAAGGACGAGAAGGGCAACGTCAAGTGGACGGAGCGGGGCACCTTCCCCTACCGCGACGCGGACGCGGCGGCGGGATACCAGAAGGAGCGCAGGGCATTGGGCATGACACAGGTGGAGGATGACTTCACGGTGCAGCACGCGCCGGTGCCGGAGAAGATCACGCCCATGCAGCTGGAAGCACTGGAGAAGTTTATTGTGTTCGGGGGTGAGGGCTAATGGCAATCGGACTTCCTGCCATGGCATACGGAGACGGCATCAGCAAGCGCAAGCAGGTAAAGTTCGGCGGATACAATCACACGCTTGCGGCAGAGAACGGCGAGCTGTGGGATATGGAGAACCTGACCAGTGACTTCTACCCCCTGCTCAGCCCGCGCGAGAGACGGTGGACGTGCCGAACACTGGCGAAGCCGAACGGACTGTATGCCCACGATGGGCTGTACTGGGTGGACGGAACGGGCTTTTACGCAGACGGTGAGCTGAAGGGCATCGTCACGGACGGGCACAAGAAGTTCACAAGCCTCGGCGCGCACATCGTCATCCTGCCGGATAAGAAATATTACAACCGGCTGACGGGAGACTTCGGGACGCTGGAGGCGGAATGGAGCGGCAGCGCGAAGATTCAGGACGGAACCTATGCGGGAGAAAAGGCAAAAGCAAACACCATCCACGCTTCCGGCGCGGCGGCGAAGTTCCGGGAGGGCGACGCGGTGACGATCTCCGGCGCAGTGAAACATCCGGAGAACAATAAGACCGCCATCATTCGGGAGATCAGCGGAGATGACATGCGCTTCTATGAGAATACCTTCACCATCGCGGACGGCGGAGACAGCGAAACATTGCAACTCAGCCGCACGGTTCCGGAGTTAGACTATATCTGTGAGAATGAAAACCGGCTGTGGGGCTGCAAGGGCGATACGATCTACGCCAGCAAGCTGGGCGACATCTTCAACTGGAATGTATTTGACGGCGTGGCTACGGACAGCTTTGCGGTGGATGTGGCCAGCACCGGAGATTTTACGGCGTGCTGCAGCTACCTCGGATACCCGTGCTTCTTCAAGGAGGAGCACATCTACAAGGTGTTCGGAGATAAGCCGTCCAATTTTCAGGTGATGGGCAGCGCGTCCTTGGGCGTGGAGAAAGGCAGCGACGAAAGCCTTGCCATCGCGGGCGAGACGCTGTTCTACCTGAGCAGGACGGGCATCACGGCATGGAGCGGCGGCATCCCGCAGAGCATCAGCGCGGCGTTTGGCACGCAGCGCTTCCGCAACGGTGTGGCGGGCAGCGACGGAACAAAGTATTTCGTATCGCTGCAGGACACGACGGGGGCACATCAGCTGTTCGTCTACGACACCAGAAGTAATCTGTGGCACCGGGAGGACAACACGCAGGCGGTAGGCTGGGGCTGGAACGAGGAGCTGTACTGCCTCGACGCGAGCGGAAAGCTATGGATGAACGGGAACGCCAGAAGCGTGCCGCAGGGCGCGACACAGGAGGCGCTGGTGGCATGGAAGGCGGAGTGGGCGGACTTCTACGAGTACACCACCTATTCGTCCTCTTCCACGGCGACACCGGAAAAGAAGGGTATCGGGAAACTGCTGCTGCGGCTGGAGCTGGACGAGGATTCCAGCGTGCAGATCGACATGCAGTTTGACAGCGACGGCGTGTGGCGGACGGTAAAGACACTGCAGACGGAAGTGAAGCGCAGCTACTACCTCCCCATCATCCCGCGCAGGTGCGACCATTTCCGCATCCGGATGACCGGCACCGGCGGATGCAGGCTCTATTCTCTGGTGCGCGAAGTTTACAACGGCAGCGAGCTGTAAGAAAGGAGACAACATGGCATCGAGATACACCTACGATGATTTTCAGAAGGCCGTACAGAGCAGCGGCCTCGGCGGGCAGTTCTCTGACGCAGACATGAAGCTGGCGCAGAAGAACCCGGACGCAGGCATGAGCATCCTGAAATATAAACAGGACTACCACAACGCCACGACGGACGAGGCGAGAGCACTGGCCAACCTTGGCGCGGAGGGCATCCGCTCCAGCTACGGCGGGTACACCGGCGGGCAGAGAGGCGCGAACTTCTACCTTGACCCGCTTTCCCCGAAGGACTTCCAAAGCGAGAAGGCACCGACCTACCAGAACAACTACGAGGGAACCATCGGCGGATTGCTGGACAAGCAGCTGGGGTACGGCAGCTTTTCCTACAGGGAGAAGCAGCCGGAGTACACGAACCGATACGATGACACCATTCAGGACTTGCTTGGACAGATCGTAAACCGGAAGGACTTCAGCTATGACCCGGAGAACGACCAGCTCTACAGTCAGTACCGCAAGCAGTATGCGAGGGAAGGCCAGAGGGCTACGCAGGACGCACTGGGCGCGGCTGCTGCAGCCAGCGGCGGCATTCCGTCCAGCTATGCGGTGAGCGCAGCGTCGCAGGCGGGCGACTACTACGCCAGCCAAATGACGGACAAAATCCCGGAGCTTTACCAGCTGGCCTACAACAAGTACATGAACGACTACAACATGAAGCTCAGCGACCTCGGCGCGGTGCAGGGCGCGGAGAAGAACGACTACGACAAGTTCCTCAACGAGATGCAGCAGTACAACACCAACCGCGCCTTCGACTATCAGGCGTGGATGGATGAATACAACCGCATCAACAACGACCTGCAGACGGCCAGCAAGCTGGAGCAGCTGGACTACACCAAGTACCTGAACGATCTGAACCAGTTCAACACAGACCGCAGCTTCAACTACGGGCAGCTGCTGGATGAGGTGAACAGCCAGACGGCCAGACGCAACGAGGCGATGAACAAGGCGCTGACGGCGGCGCAGATGGGAGACAATTCCTTCCTGAATGATTTGGGCATCAACACCGACAACAACCCGACGGACTACGAACGGCGCTACCAGCTGGCGCAGCTGGCCGCGCAGTACGGCGACTACTCCGGGCTGCGGGAGCTGGGCATCAACCCGGACGCGGCGGCGCTGAACAAATTCAAAACGACGGCGGCAGGCAGAAGTGCTTCCGGCGGCGGAGGTAACGGCGGCGGGAACACAAAGCCGGAAGAGAAAGCGGGAGGCTATCAGCTGACGGCCAACGACATCTCGACGCTGAAGAGCAAGTTCCCGAATGGCGTGATCGACGATGCTACATGGAACAGCTATGTGGCATACGGCGTGAGCGAGGAAACGCTGAAGGCAAACGGCTTCACAAAGAACGGCACGTCCGGCGGCGGAGGTAACGGCGGCGGATTCAACAGCAGCTACTTCAACGCGGCGATGAGCAGCCTGCGCACGATGCTCAGACAAGGCCGCACGGACAACGCGGTAGGCGGCATTGATTCCTTCTGGAACAAGCTGAGCGAGGAACAGAAGGGACAGGTGCAGAAGCTGCTGGGAGAATACGGTCTGACATATACGGAGGGCTAAACCATGGGAAAGCTGGTTCCACTTAACACAGGGAAAGAAGAAA